GAGATTCAGTTTGCTCCCATTCCTGATAGCGTTTACAGCATACAAATGTTATATTATGGGAAACCACAGTATCTATCTGATACTAATATTGTTAACGTATTTTTAAGTAATTATCCTGATGCTCTGCTGTATGCGGCATTGGGAGAGGCTGAACCATATTTGATGAATGATGCACGACTTCAAACATGGGCTGCTTTGTATGATCGTAGCATTACAGCAATTTCTACCGCAGATCAGAATGGTGAATTCGGCGGTCAACCTATGTCAATGTCAGTGAGGTAAATCATGGCAGAAATAAGCAACTATCTTGAAAATGCGCTAATTAACGGCACTCTGCGTGGTACTTCCTACACTGCGCCGACTACCACTTTCTTAGCTTTATATACCAATGATCCTACAGATGCCGATACAGGCACTGAGGTCACAGGTGGCTCGTATGTTCGTCAGTCTATTACGTTTAGTGCTCCGTCTAACGGTGCTACGTCTAATAGTTCTGCGATTGAGTTTCCACAATGTACAAATACATGGGGAACAATTACTCACATCGGTATTCGTGATGCGGTAACAGCAGGTAATCTGCTCTATCACTCACCATTGGATACAAGTAAGACTATATCAACTGGTGATATATTTAAGATAACTGCTACGAATCTAACCGTAACTTTGGCGTAAGGGGTAAATTATGTCAAATATCGTTACTCGTGCTGGCAAAGGTTCTGCTCTTAGTTATGCTGAGGTTGATGCTAACTTTACGAACCTAAACACAGACAAGATTCAATCTGGTGGTAGTGCTTCGATTATCACATTAACAAGTGCTTCTATTGGTGCTTTAACTGCAACAAGTGCAACTATTGGCGCATTAGGTACTCCGGGTTCCGGCACACTAACTAACTGTACGGTTGATGGTACTGATTCAGTTGGATTTAAAAACATTCCAATCAACTCTCAGTCAGCAGCTTATACGGCTGTTTTAGCAGATTCAGGGAAAACAATTTTGCATCCTAGTACAGATGCTAATGCTAGAACATTTACTATTCCTGCCAATGCTTCTGTGGCTTACCCATTGGGTACTGCAATCACATTTGTCAATATGACTAGCCAAGTTGTAACTATTGCAATCACAAGCGATACAATGTATTTAGCTGGTCCGGGGACTACTGGTAGTCGTTCTTTAGCTCAATACGGCATTGCTACTGCAGTAAAACTTACATCTACTACTTGGATTATCTCAGGTAACGGAGTGACCTAATGAGTGGCATTCTTCAGACGTTATTTTCAGGTGCTGCTGCGGCAGTAAAGGATGCGTACTTTAACCTGACTACGTTATTGCTAAACACAACGGCGACTAATGGAGCACAGAACAATACGTTCTTAGACTCTAGCACTAACAACTTCACTATTACTAGAAATGGTAATACTACGCAGGGTACGTTTACGCCGTTTAGTCAGACAGGGTGGTCTAACTATTTTGATGGTAGTGGTGATTATTTAGAAGTTGCATCAAATGCTGCGTTTAATATTGAAGGTGGATCGTACACAATTGAAGGATGGGTTTACTTTAATTCAATATCAACAGGTCAAAGAATAGTTGTTTTGACTGGTTCATCTTCTACTTATGCTCTTATAGTTGGAACTTCTAGCACCAATAATTTAGAAGTAAATCAATTTGGAACTGGAACTGTTATAACTGCAACAAATGCTCTTGTTGGTGTTACAAACTCATGGGCGCACGTTTGTGTGGTTTCTAATGGTACAAACAGGTCTATTTTTGTCAATGGAACTAGATACGCAACGTCAACAAGTGCATTTTTTCAAGCGTCAAATAATGCTGTTGGTATTGGTGGTGTAAGTGGAACATACTCAGGAAGCAATCCTAATGCTTATTTTTCTGGATTTAGAATTGTTAAAGGTACTGCGGTATATGACCCAACTCTTACAACACTAACAGTCCCAACATCGCCATTAACAGCAATCACAAATACTTCTCTACTTACATGCCAAAGCAATCGATTCTTAGATAACAGCACTAACGCATTTTCTATTACAGTTAATGGAAATCCATCCGTCCAAGCCTTTAGCCCATTTGCTCCTACTGCTGCATATAGCACTAGCGTAGTAGGTGGTAGTGGGTATTTTGATGGTACTGGGGACTACTTAAACACAAGCGGAGCTAATCTAGCTGTTGGCACTGGAGACTTTACATACCAATTTTGGATGTATGCGAGTGCTAGTAACCCTGCTTTGTTTGACACAAGAACAGTTAATAACACCACTACAGGTTTTACTTTACTTTTAAATTCATCTAATTTTTTATCTGTTTACACAAGTTCAACAATATTAACTTCCTCAACTGCGGCTACTCTTAATGCGTGGAATTTTGTTTCTGTAGTCAGAAGCAGTGGAACATTGACTATATATTTAAATGGCGTTTCTGTTGGGTCAACATCTTTCACAAATGATTTGACAGATTCAACAATAGTAATTGGAAGATACGTTGTTGATAGTGGATTATATTTAGGTTACATGTCTGGATTTCAGTTACTAAAAGGCACTGCGGCATCAGGAGCAATTCCTACTGCGCCACCAACAAACATTGCCAACACACAGCTTTTGCTTAACTACACCAACTCAGGCATCTTCGACTCTACTGCTAAGAATGTATTAGAGACTGTAGGCGATGCACAGGTAAGCACGACACAGGCGAAGTGGGGTACTACGTCGATGTATTTTGACGGTACTGGCGATAATCTTTATACAATTAATCCATGTTTGCCGCGATCCGGTGACTTCACATTAGAGATGTGGATTTACCCAACAAGCACATCAGGTTATCAATTAATTTATAGCCAATTTACAAGTGGCTCAACGGACGGAAATTTTGAGTTGTTGTGGGATGAATTCAATGAAAAATTTAATGTCAATTTTAGAGGTGCAACACTTTTGACATCAAGTTCTACGTATTCATTAAACGCTTGGCATCACTTAGCTATCGTTAGAAGTGGTAGCACATTTACAATGTATGTTGATGGTGCATCAGCAGCTACAGCAACAAACAGCGATACTATTTTACAAACAGCATCTTATGTCGGCACAAGATCATTAGGCGATGGGTACTTTGCAGGGTACATTGACGATCTACGCATCACTCGCGGTTACGCACGTTATTCTGGCTCTACATACACAGTTCCAACAGCAGCCTTTCCTGTTCAATGACATGGAGCAATTATCTTTACTTAATGATAATAATGTTGTGCTTGAGTTAGAGCACAATAAAAAAATTGAGAAAAGAAAAAAAGATAATGCTTATATGTTGTATTGGAGCAAAACAGAAAAAGGTAAGCAATATTTTAAGAAATATTTAAAAGAGAGATATGAAGCAAACAAAGATGAAATTAACGCAAAAACAAAACAACGAAGATTAAATAACATAGAAAAAACAAGAGAATATGATCGCAATAGGTATTACAAAAATCCTACTCCGTATAAAGTAAGGGCAAGACAAAGAGAGGAAATTATTGTAAACAGAACAGTTAAATGGGCTAATAAAGAAAAAATCAAAACAATATACGGGATGGCTAAATTTATGGATTACATAAACCCTTTTGTAAAACATCATGTTGACCATATTGTTCCATTACGAGGAAAGAATGTTTGTGGTTTGCATGTAGAAAACAATTTATCAATTATTCCAGCAAGTCAAAACCTTGCAAAAGGAAATGTTTTTACCCAATAGGTGACTTATGTATTCTAAAAACGGTTCTATACCTAAGCCTGAGACAGATGGCACAGATGGATGGATTGAAGTGCCTGATGAGCCAGTTTGTCCTGATGGCAAAGAGGTAGTGTGGTGGTATCCACCGGGTTGGGTTATTCGTGATCCTAAACCTGCTGGCAATTGGTCGTGGTCGCAATCGCAAGAGCAATGGGTTGAGTACACGGTGCAAGAGATAACTACGGTTGAAGTATCTGTCTTAGAATCTGTACAAATTAATACTATTACTTCGTCTGATGTTCAGACATTAACGTCAGAGCAGATTAGTGGATTGTAATGGCTACAAATTATGTCGATTTTGACTATTGGGTTCAGGGCTATGGTGAAGGTGACCTAAGTCAGCCTGATCTATACGTAACGGCTGGTTATTGGGATGCTGGCTATTGCGAGAATGAAGATACTGGCGGTGTAGCATCTATCACGGCTACTGCTACAGTAACAGCAAAGGCAGTAGACTTTACTTTCGGAACTGCGTCTATTACAGGTAATGCGACTGTAACTGCTCTATGCGTTCCTGATCTATACGTTGTTAGTGGCTATTGGGTTGGTGGGTATTGCGAGAACGAGGATACCGAGCCTACTGCTTCTATTGTCGGTACTGCTACTGTAACGGCTATAGGTACTCAGACATTTACAGACTCTGCAAGCATTACTGGCAATGCTCAGGTATCAATTAGTGTCGCTAATGTTCAAGTAGGAACAGCAGCAATTACTTCTGTTACAACTGTTACAGCTAACGGTACATCAGTTCTTGTTGGTAATGGAAGTATTACTGTAAATGCTGAAGTTACTGCTCTTGGTACAGGCATATTTGTTAGGACTGCTGCTATTACTGGTAGTGCTGATGTGGGTGTAATTGGTGATGTTATTGGTTACCAATGGACTGTAGTAACTCCAGAATCAACTAATTGGGCTAGACAGTAATGGCAAAGCAAAAGATTATTTTTGGTGAGTGGTTGCCAGATCAGCCGGGTGTTACTGGTGCTGTAACTGATGCTTTTAATTGTTATCCAGTTACTAATGGCTATGCTCCGTTACGTGAAGCTGTAGATTATTCTGCTAATGCAGGTCAGAACTTATTGGTAGCGTTTGCTGGTAAGTTGGCTGGTGCTTCTAGTCTATTTGCTGCTGGTGCTACACAGATTTATAAGTTTAATCCTAGTAATACTGGCTTAGACCCATTAACGACTACTGGTTACGCTACGGTTGAGTCATGGGATATTACCCAATTTGGCTCTAAGATGATCTTAGCCAATGGTGCAGACCAGTTACAGGCTTATGATTTAGGTTCATCGACTTACTTTGAGGATTTGGCTGCTGCTGCTCCTGCTGCTAAGTATGTAACGGTAGTGCGTGACTTTGTTGTAGCGGCTAACGTAGGTGGTGAGGAAAACAAGGTTTACTGGTCAGATATTAATGACGAGACTGATTGGACTCCGGGTGCTGCTTCTCAGTCTGATTCACAAGTAGTACCTGATGGCGGTGATATTACAGGTCTAGCAGGTGGTGAATACGGTCTAATCTTCTTAGAACGTGCTATCTATCGTATGTCGTATGCAGGTAGTCCGTTCTTCTTCCAATTTGACGCTATTTCTAGGACGTTAGGCTGTATGTCTAATGGCTCTGTTGCTCAGTTTGGTAACTTAACTTACTTCCTATCTGACGATGGCTTTTATGCTTGTGATGGCAAGTCAGTTAAGAATATCGGCGTAGAGAAGGTTAATCGTTGGTTCTTTGATAATGTCAGTTTGAGTGAAATTCAAACAGGCATGAGTGCAACCATTGATCCTGTTAAGAAGTTAGTTATCTGGAACTTTAAGAATAACTTCGGTCGCAGATTCTTGCTGTATTACTCTATCGATTTAGATAAGTGGTCATACGGTTTAACTGACGTGAACTTCCTAGCGTATGGTCTGACACCTAGTGCCACACTTGAGCAGTTAGATATTTACTATTTTGATACTACAAATCAGAAAACTGGTACGTATACACAAAGTAGCACTACCGTTACTGTTACTGTAACGGATCATGGATTAGAGACAGGTGCTTATGTATCTTTTGACGCTACTTCTGGTGCCGGAGTAGATGGAGTATTTGCAGTAACAAGAACTAGCGCAAATGTATTTACATTTACAGCCGCAACTGGTGCGACTATCACTACGTCAAATTGCACAATCACATTGCCAAGTATCGATAACACGGCAGAGCAGATACCATTAGATTCACGTACTTGGGCTGGTGGTCAGCTTATATTCGTTGGCGTTAGAAATCAGAGGATTGTGGTTTTCTCTGGTGCATTGCAAGCGGCATACATTACTTCTGGAGATATTGACATTGGACGTTCTATTATCACATTGGCAAAACCTATTATCGATAATGGAATCGCGTCAGTCGCAGTTGCCAGTAGAAAACTATTGTCAGATAGCGTCGAATTCGGAACAACAGCTACACCAGACTCAGATAATAGAGTGCCATTGAGAGCTAACGGTAATTACCATCGTATTAAGGTAACTCCGACCAATGCCAATTGGGAAACTATCGTAGGTTGTGAGATTGAAATTACTCAGCAGGGCAATCGATGACTAGATCAGTACAGTTTCGTACTCTACCTGTATTTGGTGCTGATGAACGTCAGGTTTCTGAGGTCGTTCGTGGAATTATGGACGGTAAGACAAATAATTCAGGCTATTTCACTAGCGGAACTACTACTACAACAACAGTTTTATTTGATGAGCGCATTAGTTTTGATTCTGCGATACTGTTTACTCCAATGAATGATAAGGCAGCAGCAGAAATGGATAAATTATGGGTAGGCACAAGAAATCAAGGTAATGCTGTAATTCATCATGCTTCTAACGCTCATGTATGTAACTTTATGTACATTGTGGTGGGTTAATGGAGTATAGATATATTGCTCCGCAGGAACTAAGACAATGGTGGGCTAGTGTAAGAACTGGCTTAGAGAAGATTAAAAGTAGGAGTCCAGAAAACTGGATTATTGAAGATGTATATACAGACTGCTTCAATCAAAAAAGTCTGTTGTTTGTACTGATAGAGAATAACCACTACGCTGGCTTCTTTGTCATACAGCCACAAGGTGAGACTATGCATTTGTGGGCTGCTTATTCGTTAGAAAATAGTTATGATGTTGTCGAAAATGCCTTAAAATACATAAAAGGCATGGCTACTGAAGCTAAGGTTAAATACATAACATTTTCTAGCCATAGGCGGGGTTGGTCAAGAAGGGCGGCTGATTACGGATTCCGCCCAAAAACATGGATTTGTGAGGTTTAATATGGGTGGTGGCGGCGGTAGTCCTCAAAAAAGCACGACAACTGCGAGCATTGATCCTACGATTGCTCCGTATGTTCAATATGGCTTAGAAGAAGGTAAGCGGCTATATGAGTCTCAGGCTCCTACATTCTTCCCCGGTCAGACTTACGTATCTCCTTCGGCTCAGACTCAGGAAGCCTTGCGTATGGCTCAAGAGCGAGCTATGGCAGGTTCTCCGCTTACTCAAGCAGCACAGGCAGAGACATTAGCTACGATTCAAGGACGAGGCGTTAACCCATTCCTAGCGGGTGCTTTAGAGCAGACGAATAGATTGGCTGGTGAAGATTATCTGCGTAACATACGGCAACTTCAATCAGGTGCATCGTCAATGGGGCGTTATGGCTCTGCTGCTCAAGGTCAGCTAACAGGTCAGGCTCAGGATGTTTATGCTCGTGCTCTAGCGGAACGAGGTGGTCAATTAGCGTATCAGAGTGCTGAGGCTGAACGTGCTCGTCAGATGGCGGCTGTTGGTGCGGCTCCTCAGATGGCTGCTCAGGATTATGCTGACATTCAGCGATTACTTAGCGTTGGTGGTGCTAGAGAAGCTCAGAGTGCGGCTGAATTGCAAGATCAAATAAATCGTTTTAACTTCCAGCAAAACCTACCACAAGCAAAATTAAGTCAGTTTGCTAACCTATTCTCTAGCGTTCCGCAGGGTTCTACTACGGTGCAGCAAGCGACACCACAAGGGGGTAAATAATGGCTGATCCTATTACGGCAGGTGCAGTTGCTTCTTCGCTTATGCCTGCGGCTGGTGCTGCTACGGCTGCTTCTATTCCAACTCTTGCTAGTTATGGTGCATTAGTAGGTGGGATGGGTGGAGCGGCTGCTGCTCCTTCGATTACTGGCGCATTAACTAATGGATTGGCTACTGGTAGCTCATTATTTGGTCAAGGTGGGATGTTGTCTCAGGCTAATCAAGGTTTAAGCGTATTTAACCAAGCTAACCAAGCATTTGGTGGAGGCGATCAACAAATGCAAATGGCTCCAGTAGGTCAGATTCAACGAAGTCAGATTCAGCCAATAGATTATATGAGTTTATTGAATCCGCAGAATCAGTCAGTTATCCGAACACCACAAATTTCGTTATTGGGGTGATATATGGCTACTTATGATGAAATGATTAATCAATTAAGTCCAGAACAAGTACGTCAATTGTTTAATCAAGGTTATCCAAGTGAATTACCTCAAAGCATGACGCTTCTTGATTACATTAATCCTAAAAGTTATATAGACCCAAGAGCTGCTGACCGAGTTGTACCGCAAAATAGTGCAACTCAAACAGTTGCTCCTGCTGCGAATAGAGTTTCTATGCCTAATTTAAGCGGCTTAACTGACTACCTTCCTAGTATGAATACTTTGAGCGGTTTGGTTCCTAGAGAGATTCCTAATGTATTTGGTCAAAGAAACCCATTATATGAAGGATTGTTAGGAGCACCTCAAGCTCAAGCATTATCTAAACAATCTAATATTTCTGGATTGCTAGGTGCTGCTGCTGCATTGGTTTCTGGCATGGGTAAGCAAGGTAGCAGACGGTCTGCTGCTCAGAATATATTAAGTGCTTTAGGTGCAGGTTATGGTTCTGCTAATCAGCAATATCAGCAAGGACTACAAAACTATAGTCAAGCACAGCAATTAGGAATTCAGCAACGTCAGCAAGCTGGTGTTCAAGCTATGAAGATGAAGTATCCTGACTTGGCTGATGAGTTTGATACTAATCCTGCTGGTGCTTTCCGTATTGTTTCTGAGCGTGAAGCTGCTGCTAAGAAACCTACTGTTGTTAGCGAAGGCGGAACATTAGTAAGTCCTACTGGTGAAGTTCTTTATTCATCTACAAAAACTAAGCCACAAGCAAGAATGCTTACAGGTGATGAGCTTACTCAATTAGGTTTGCCTACAAGTAGTGGTCAAAAGTATCAAATAGATGCTAATGGTAAAGTTGATTTAATTCAAGGTACTGCGCCAAATAAACCAGCTACAAGTATTGAGGAGTTTCAATTTTATCAATCTCAAGGAGGTAAAAAATCCTATGAGAACTTTATGAAAGATAAAACTCCTAGCACTAGCGTAACTGTTAATACTGGTGAACTAAGCAAAGGCACAAAAGGAAAGTTAGAAGAAACTATATTATCTACTGGTGACGCCGTTACTAGATTAAATGATATTCAAGCATCTTATCGTCCTGAATATCAAACAATTCAATTTAAAGGTGCGCAACAATGGTCAACATTAAAAGATAAATTTTCTACTTTAAAACCAAATGAACAAGCGCAGTTATCAAGATTTGCTCAATATAGACAAAATACAACTCAAAATTTAAATCTAACAATTAAAGAATTGACTGGCGCAGCTATGGGTGAAAAGGAAGCTGAACGCATTATCTCTACATTGCCTAATGCTGGCACAAGTATATTTGATGGTGATAGCCCAACTGAATTTAAGTCAAAACTTGATAATGCTTTACAGAAAACAAAATGGGCACTTGCTCGTAAAAATTATTCTTTAAGAAATAATCTTGAGTGGAAAAATATTCCATTGGATAGTGTTCCTGAAATAGTTAATAAACGAGGAAAAGAAATAGAAAAAGCATATAACTTAGACCCTAAAGACCCTGCTACTGAAAAAACTGTTCAGCGTCAGTTAGCTGCTGAATTTGGCATTTCTTTCTGAGATTAATTATGGCTGATATTGATTACGCTAGTAGATTATTTTCAGGACAAGCTAAGGAAGCTCCTCCTGAACAACAAGTTGATTACGCGTCTAAATTGTTTTCTGGGACTCCTAGTATTGGTGCTGCTCCTAGTTTAGAAAAGCCTCCTGTAGCTATTTCTGAGCCTTCTATGGCTGCATCTGCTCTTACTGCTTTAGGTGGTGGTGTTCCTACGGATAAGCAATCTGCTATTAATTTCTTTGCTAAACAACGTGGTATATCTCCTAGACGATACACAATTATTGATGGCGATATAGCGTATCAGGCTGACGATGGTAAGTTCTATAAAGAAATAGTAGGTGCAGGTGCTAAGGCTGCTTATTACGCTCCTGATGTGCTTGAAATGGCTCCTGATATAGCTGCTGGTATTGCTTTAGCTCCTACTGCTTTAGTTAACCCATTGTTAGCTGCTGGTGGCGTTGGTGGTGTATCTGCTGCAAGTAATTTTGCTAGACAGAAAATAGCACAAGCATTAAGCGGACAAGAAATTGATCCTTATCAAATAGGTCTAGCTGGTCTATTGTCTGGTACTGCTGAATTAGCTCCTGTTGCTCGTCAGGCAATGGTAGAGCGTAGATTGGCTAAGGATATAGCGCAAGTTAATCCTAGTATGGTTAGTTCATTAAGGTCTAAGGCGGGTAAGGTTGGAGTTGCTTTAACTCCTGCTGAACTTACTGATATGGCTTCATTAATGGCACAGCAGAAAGTTATAGGTAATGTTCCTGAGTCTACTAAAAAGATGCAGGACTTCTACAAGAAGCGTGAAGCTCAGGTGCAAGGTGCAGTAGATGATTATTTAGGTAATTTATCTAAAGTTGGAGATCGTGCTGAAGCTGGTAATGAAGGTTTACAAGCACTTAAAAATCAAGAAGCAGCTTTAAAGCAAGCTAGAAGTGATGCTGCTGCTCCTATTTATACGGCTGCTTTTGAGGCATCTGTTCCAGTAAATACAAAGCCAGTATTAAATCAAATTGATGATATGTTGAAAACGCAGCCTCCTTCTGGTGTTGCTGCTAATTATCTAAAGAAAATAAAAACTCTACTAACTAGAAATGACATACCTGCTGTTGATGACGAAGGAAATAGAATTTTAGATGAAGCTGGTAACGCAGTTTTTAAATCAGGTGCAGAAGATAGACTTCCTAATTTACAAAATGTAAAGTTTGAGATTGATGCAATGTTTAAAGACCCTAAAGGTACATTTAGCTCTTTAGACTCAACTATTCAAGCAAAACTTGCTGGAATTCATGATAATTTATTAGAGCAAATGGGCAAGGATAATCCTGATTATATTGCTGCTAATGAAAAATTTACAGAATTGTCAGCTCCTTTAAATGAACTTAATAAACGTATTACTGGTGCGTCATTGATGAAAATGTCACCAGATAATATTAAGAACTTTGCTAATAGAATATTTGAGAATCCTAGTCCTGACGTTATTAAATACGCTAGAAAGCAAATTACTGAAGGTGGTGGTGAAGATGCGTGGAATGCAGTTACTAGGGCTTACTTAGAAGAACAATGGGCATTAGCTAAGAAGCCATCTAAATCGCAGCAAGGTGCTAAGTTTGATACAGGTAACACTTGGCAGAATGTAATTATGGGTGATCCTAAGCAGATGAAAGCTATGCAAGCTGCATTGCCTCCTGCTCAGTTTCAAGCATTGCGTGACTTAGCTGAGGTGCTAGAGGCTGCTGGTCGAGTTAAAAAGTTAGGTTCTGATACTGCATTTAATCAGCTAATTACTGAAGAACTAATGAAGAATCCTCCGGTTACTAGCATCACTACTGGTGTGGCTAGGGTTACTGGTGCTGCTTTACAGCCACTACAATATGGCAAGATGATTGCAGACTGGGCTACTAGAAAAGATGCTTCAGCTAATGCAGCAAATATCGCAGACATAATCACAAGTCCTGACGGTATTTCACGGCTTAAAGAGTTAAAGAAAATGTCACCAACATCAGCTAAACGGTGGGCTGGAATGGCACAATTGTTGTCTGGTGCTGGAATATTGGCTATAGAGGAATAAATCATGGCAAAGAACAAGATTAGTGAATACAGTGCTACAGCATCCAATAATACAGACATTGGAGGCATAAATATCGCGGAAGGTTGCGCTCCATCAGGTATTAACAATGCTATCCGTGAGTTAATGGCACAGCTTAAAGATCAGCAAACAGGTGCAGATGCTGATAACTTTGTCGTAGGTGGTGCATTTACCTGTTCTGGTGCTGCTGTATTTAGCTCGACTGTAGCGTTAGGCGCATCAGCTACGGCTACGACACAATCAGCAAATGACAATAGCACTAAGGTAGCTACGACTGCTTACGTTGCTAACAATGCTATTCCTAGTGGTGGCATCATTATCTGGTCTGGTTCTTCTGCATCTATACCTAGTGGCTGGTATTTGTGTAATGGCTCTAACTCTACTCCTGATCTGCGTGATCGTTTCGTAGTAGGTGCAGGTTCTACGTATGCAGTAGGTAATACTGGCGGCTCTAAAGACGCGATTGTTGTTAGCCATACTCACTCAGCTACAGATTCAGGACACCAACATACTGAGAGTATTGGATCAGTTAATTCTTTTGGTACTGGCTCATCTGGTACTCGTGGAACTTATGCTGGTACAAATACAGGTGTTCGAGATTTAACTGATAGCGCATCTGCAAGCATTTCAGTATCAACAACTTCTTTTCCGGTCACCTCTAACAACTCTCCAGATTCCTCTAATTGTGATAAATAATTCTGTTTTAACTCTTCCAATTGATCTCTGTTTAATTCGGTTACTAACATAATATACCTTCTTTCTGCTATTAAATAGCGATAAAATAATTGTTTGCTGTTATATTTCTGTTTATGCTATTTGTTCAAGCTTGTAACGTGGATTCCTACCGGCTTTTTCTTCAATGAATATTTGTTTCTGTTTTAATATTTCTGTTATCTTTTCGCAGCCTTCACGATTGATAAAATCATCAAGTTTCTGTTTAGCTTCTGTTCTATTGTCATGAACATGTTTCCATACTTTGACCAAATCGTCAATGTCTGTCATGGGTCTCAATATGTCATTCCCAATTTGAGTCGTCGTTAAATTGATTGACTGGCCTGAATTAACTAAATATCCTCGTTCATTATTTTCCCCAATCATTTCGGTTAAGGAGGTGTTATTAGGCATCACTACAGGAACACCACAAGCCATAGCCTCTGTTGTACTAAGTCCCCATCCTTCACCAAACGTTGTACTAGTGATGATGTCTGAACTTTGATAAATTTGTCTTAAAGTAGCAAGAGGCAATCCATTAGCTCCAAAGGCTTCTGCACTTGGAATCATAATTTGTTCTTCAAACATTTTTTTGGGCAAATAGAGTTCACAAAACTTTTTCAAATTATGTCCATGTAAATCATTGTAAGCACAATTAAGAAACAACTTAGCCTTTATCTTTGGAAATTTTTTACAAAATTCTCTAAAAGCTAAAATGGTTCGAGGCAAATCTTTGCGAGGCTGGTTTCGGTTAACATTGGTTATCAGAAAAACATCATCGCTTTCAATTCCAAATATCTTCTTTCTGTATTTTTGCCTCAGTTCATTCGTTTCTACCTCATAAAATTTTGTTGTATCAACCCCGTGGTTAATGACTTGTAAGTTTTTTAAAGTCCCATATTCATAAACTTGTTTTTTACCATATTCTGTATAGGTTATA